AATGCTTTCAGCCTCTTCAACACTGATATTTTTATTTTCTGCCTCAGCTTCAAGCAGCTTAACTTTTCTTTCTTCAAGTCTGATTCTTTTCTTCGCAAGCTTAAGATCTTCTTTTTCTTGGAACGTGAGAATAGTCTCCATTGACCGTCTCATTTTCTCGATCGCCTGCAGCGCATTAGCTGCATCTTTTACCTGCTTAAAATCTGTTCGCTTAAATTTTTTCTCAACAGTTTTCTTTGATACCGGAAAGCCATCTGAATTGTATTCAGTTTCTTCAACCAGATATCTATTGAACTGCTTTGGATCTAAAAGAGCGTCGCTCATTATATTAGACAAGTTATGTACTATGCCTATTTCTTTAGACAAGTCTATAGATTCTAATTTAGATACGCGCTCTACAGCTTTTCCGACAGTATCTGATACATATTTCCTGCGCTTTTCTTTCCACTCGTGACGGCGTGCATATTCCGAAATAGTACGCGCTGATGTTCGGTATTTAGTAGCTAGTTTTGCGTATGATGTATTTGTTGTTATGTATTCGATTTCAAGCCTGTTCCAATCCATGATTTCCTCCAGCTTTATTATGCCTATTGATATGCGTTTTTTCGCCTGCTTCAACATAGCCGTCATACATCAGGTTTTGAGGGCTTTTACCGCCCATTGTAAGCACTTGTCCATTTTCAGGTGCGTAGGCTGTCTGAGGTGTTGTTTGTGGCTGTTGTACGGTTTGATGCTCGTCCTTGTACGGGTTAAACGGCAAGCCATTTTTGACGTAGTCTTTGCACATGACTTTTGTGATTTCTTTCAGCGGTGTGCCCTGGCTTGAGTAACAGGTACATCCGCTTTTGCCGCCATCGACACAGCCAACAGGGTATTCAAATGTTTTGACTTGGCGGACGCCGTTGTAGATGGGTTTGCTTTCGGGTTTTTCGACGAGTGTAGGTACAAAATCTTCAGGTTTGAGATTTTGCCCTATATCGGCAGTCGCAGGACTAGTTTTTGGTTCTACGCCATCTACATCGGATGCGGCTATTGTTGACGTTGTTTGCTGTTCATCCGCGCTAAATCGTTTGCTCATGTTGTTTATCGTGTAAAGGGTAAAGCCTATCAACAGCGGTATAAACAAGACGACGAATATCAGGCTTTTGGGTATGCGGCGTTTAGGCTTAGTGTGTACTTCGGCGGATTTATACATGCCGAAGGACTTTTTAGGGACGACAAACGTCCGCTCAATGGCTTTGGCAATATTTACGCTGCTATCGGGCTGGTCAACGCATTCGTTCCATTCGTAAAGCTTACGTCCCACTGGCTTGATTGAAACGTGCATATGCCTTTGAACGAGCTTTCTTACGAAACTATCAAGATAAGTTGGATGTTGAGTAATCAGGACAATATCTAAACCATGATGTCGATGTAATGCCAAAGCTTCTATAAATGGAGGTACTTTTGAAGCTGCTGAACGTGTGCCCATCAGCCTTTGCACTTCGTCTATGATGACGAGCGAGCCATAAGGGAGAAAATCTTGAAATGGCTTTTCTTTAATTTGTTCATCTGTAAGTTCTTCATGTTCTACCTTCAATTCAGGAATGCCGTTGACGAACAATGGACGTTTTTTCTTTACGCCGTCTTTGTCGGTAAAGTGGGTGTAGCTTTCGTCTGTCATCAGCATATTAACAACAGATGCAGTTTTTCCGCTACCCGGTACGCCAGTTTGTAAAATAATCATTTAGCTTTTCCCCCTGGAATAAATGACAGTTTGCTAATACTTTGCATGGCAACGTTAAATGCAAATGCACCGAATATCAGACCTAATGCATGGCCGAAACCTGCCATCATGACAATTTGAAGTATGTCTGATGGCATTGAGTTGAACTGATTTTTTACGTAGTCTTTTATAAAACCTAATCCAACTGTAAAACCCGTATAAGTTACAAAACTAATACCAAGGGCAATAAATACTTTTGCAACAATATAGGTTAATAACCTTTGTAATATGGCGAAAAACGCAGCTTTCATGCTTTAGTCCTTTCTACTTGAAAACATGATATATGCTGCTGCTACCGCAGCGATACCAATCACAAGGAATCGGATCATTTCGGCAAAATTACAAATCATGTCATATTTAAATTCCATCGTTATGCCCAAATAGGTTGCAGTTCTTGGAGCAGGGCAAACACCATTATCGGGTAGGAAGAAATCAGGGCTAAATGTTGTATCGTTATTTGTATGAGGAATTTTGAAAGGTTCTTCTTGTTCCTCTACATCGCCTTTTTCTGAACAAGCTAATATGTCAGGGAAAATATTACATAGTAACCCTTTTGATTCTTCTTTCTTGTCATCTTTTTTATCTTCTTTTCTTTTATCTTTATCTTTATCTTTATCTTTATCTTTATCTTTATCAGATGGATCATCATCTGGACGTTTATCAGGATTACCATCTGGATCGGGTTTATCATCAGGTTTTTTATCAGGCTTGCCATCAGGATTAGGCGCAGGATCTGGATCAGGCTTTTTATTGGGTGCTTCAGATCCGCCCAGTGTCAAATCAGGACGCTGTGTTGTTGCAACATTTGCCGTTGTATTGCCATTTGAATCTTGGCCGAAAGTAATGGTAATTTGCACCGGCTTGCCATTTTCGGGAGTGACAGGGCCAATGGTTACAACAGTACCGGCAGGGACTTTTATGTTTTCTTTATATTCTGGTCTGCCTGTGCCTTCTACAAATGGCGTAGGATTTGAATCAATTGAAGGGGTAGCAATATTTAAAAATTCATCCTCTTCTAAAATTTTTGTTAAAGCTCTATTTTGAAAATAATAACCATACCTAGATTGTTTACTGGTTTCACAAGCTACGCCATCGAGCCAAAAACAATATTTAAAATAAATATCTGGCTCATTAGGTTTTATGACATTATCAAAATACTTTTTAAATTCTGATTCAACTTGCATTAATAATAATTGTTGAGCTTGTTTTTCACTAACGCCACCTTTACTTAATGCACGCATAACAGATGTATCAACGCCTACACAGGAATCTTTATCAATCGTACATAAAGCATCTTTATAAACTTTTAAATACTCGTTGCTTACATCATTGTATTCATATCCAGCAGATTCAAGAGACGGATTAACGGCCTGATAGGCATCATAAGCATATGAAGCAGCACCAACATAAGGAGCAGCTTTTAAAGCAAGTTTTGCGCCTGCTTTTACCAGGCCAAATGCGCCTGAAAGGACGGCTTTTCGGGATACTCTAGCTTCTAACGTTACGGGGACAGTTGAGGCAGAGCGGAGACCGGTGGAGGCTTCACGGACGTGAAGTGATTTATCAAATCTTGAAACATATTCATGATGAAACTTAGGTCCATTATTATCAAGATACATCCAAGGGCGTATCCCATTCTGATTAAATCCGCCAGCCGGTACACGCATACGACCATTTTTTTCAACGTGTATGTCGACATCAGCGAACGAAAAATTAAACCCTAAAAGTATAACGACCGTAATAAAAAGCCGTTGTAATATCTTCATCATAATGTTCAGACCACTCAAACCCATCTTTTTTGAAATTCACTTTCAGAATTGAACAATCTTCAAAAAATACAATTACTTCATCTAAGTAACTTCTGTTCAAATAATATTGCATTGCGTTTTTTGCAATCTCAATAAAATTATGGAACGGATACAAATTTTTCAAATTGAATAATTCAGTCATAAACACATGACACAATTTTTCATTTGAATAATTAGGATTCGTATCTTTTTTAAATCTCAATTCTTCTTCTGAAATATAAAACATAATCTAACTTTCGTAATGGTTGCTGAAAGTTAGATTATATCGCTTCTTCATTAAAACGAACCATAACCACTAGCTATCATGTCTTCAACCGTACTATCTTCTGGCATAAGACCGGCATCAATCAGAAAAATTAAATAATCCTGATGTTGGTCATAACCATCTGACCAAACCCTATCCATATAATCTTCGTGCGTTTCATGATCAGAGTCAGGCTCCATAAAATCACCGAAGCCATAATCTGCTCCACCATAACTAGCCCCTTGTTCATACTCAAAATCATCGTCCATATCACTACCTATCACTACCTATTTAAAAATCATCCAGCCCACCACGACCGGAACAAACACACCAAGATAAAAATAAAAATCCATCATGGTTCTATCTCAATTTCTGCCATATCAACCTGATACCCCAAACCGCTGCCATGATGGCAACAACTGACCAGCCTATATAGGATCCGTCCTTCATGCTGTCTATCGGGTTACATTCTGGCAATTCAGCTTTTAAAATCTGCTCCCCATATTTCCAGCCAAACTTAGTAAAATTAAGCTGATATAACTTTCCGTCATCGCCAATTTTGGGAGGCACTAAACTGAAATAGACGTTTTCGGCATCCTGACGGGTTGCGTAACAATTATTTCCGACTTGGTAGCCCATTATTTAAATTCTCATGTCAATTAGTATTCAGACGACCTTTAAGGGGTCGTCTGAAATATGCCTCAAATTAGCGCAATACGCGGCGGATCAGCTGGATAGCGAAGATTGAAGCGATAATACCCAGTACGATGGCCGCAACGGATAATGCGTCAGTCTTTGCAGTAGCCAAGTCGGTTTTAACGCTTTCAGGTACTTCGGCCAATGCTTGAGTAGCAAAAGCCAGAGGAGCAGCGGCAACAACGGCCAGTTTTGCGCCGTATTTACGGCAAGTGTTCATCAATTTCATGATGTTTTCCTTAACGAAATGTTTAAAAAAATGTGTTTGCGGGCTATGTGAAGGTTTTAGAGACCGCCCGCCGAGCCTCTTAAA